TAAATTGATAGGTGTTGAGTTTATAAGTAAAGAAGATCTGACTTTAATGTTAGAAGAATGGGGTAAATAGAGGGTGTGAAAACATTCTCTTTTTTATTTGTATAATACGTATTGACACATGTATTGTTATCTGATAGTATTATGTATATAGGAGGTGCGGATAAATTGAAAAAGCATACAATGACAGAATTTTTAAGAAGCCCTAAAGAGGTGTTAAAATCTCTGAATGAGCATAAGAAGGTAGAATTAATAAGTAATAGTAAGGTTGTAGCTATTTTAGTAAAGCCAAAGGAGTGATCTTATGTGTGAAGGACTAATAAGCTTTTTAAGAATAATACATGAGAGCTGGAAGAAAAACAGGGAAACGGTGTTTAACCGTTAAAACAATATTATGCGCATAATGATTCTTTAAAATAATTGCGCGAAAGATGATGTTAGGAGGGTGTTCATGACAAGCTGTTGGTTAATAAGATTCAAAGATGGTCACAAGATCATCATTAGCGAAGAGAGATACAAGGAAGAAGTTAAAAGAAATTGGGCTGGGCGAGAACGTAATTGTGAAGAACACTGGTTTGATGTTCGGAAGTGCGTTAAACAAAATGATGGAGTACCTAAATATATAGACTAAATGATTCTTTAAAATAATTGCGCGAAAGATGATATTAATGCAATAGTGCTTAATATAAATAGTAGTTGTGTCTTTTGACCACAACATAAGTTTACTTTTTCGTGTTCATTCGTGGATACAATAACAAGTAACTTAGTCAGCAAAACGAAACATGTCTTTCATTACCACACAGAGGACTTCTTCTTCTCTGATGCCATGAGGTGGCGGTCGTTCCACCTCGAAAGACGAATATAATACCGAAAGGATGATAATAGATGAATGTTAACAAAATATACAATATAGATTGCATAGATGGAATGAAGCAAATAAAAGACTGCAGTATTGATTTAATAGTTACCGATCCACCATATTTAATAAACTATAAAACAAATCATAGAAAAGATAAGGACCATAAATTTAACAAAGTTATAAAGAATGATAATAACCCCGAATTAATAAGCGAATATATAAAAGAATGCTACCGTATATTAAAAGACGATACAGCAATGTATATGTTCTGCAGTTTTGATAAGGTTGATTTCTTTAAAAAGGAATTAGATAAACATTTCAATATAAAAAATATGATTATATGGGCAAAAAACAATCATACAGCAGGTGATTTAGAAGCACAATTCGGAAAGTCATATGAAATAATTTTCCTTGTAAACAAAGGTAGGCGTAAGATTGAAGGTGAAAGATTAACAGATGTATGGGATTTTAGAAGGGTAGCTGGTAACGATCTTAAACACCAAAACCAAAAGCCAGAACCTTTGATAAGAAGATGTATAAAGAAACATTCTAAGCCTAAAGACCTTGTGTTTGATGGATTTATGGGAAGTGGAACAACTGCAGTATCATCAATTGTATGCGATAGGAATTTTATAGGTTTCGAAATAGATAAAGAATACTTTGATATAGCAAACGAAAGAATAGAGCAAGAATATATAAACCAAAATCAACTAAGTTTATTTTAGGAGATGTTTAGATGATTGGAAATGATAAAGAAAGAAACAAAGATTATAATCCATTTAACAGCGAAACAACTACAAGAAAGCTAACCAAAGCAGAACTGAAGAAGTATTCTAAGTGTAACGGTGATGAATCTTATGTAGCTAAACAATACAACTTAACAAGGGAGCGGTTAACTAATGATTAAGGACATAACTCATATATGCAACAAGTGTGTTCATGGTGATGTGTACGAAAAACATTATGTATTAAACGTAGGGTGCAATAATAAAAATTGTGAAGCGTGCGACATGATTAATGGTAAAATGACCAACTTTGTACAAAAGACTATTGGATTATATGAAGAACAAGAGCAATTAGAACAAGACAGTAAGAAGTTAGAAGTAAGCAAGAAGTTAGACATAAAAAATAGTTGCGTATATTGTTCTAAGAGTTGCTTTAATTCTGATGACGTATGCATTGTACAAGAAGCGTTAAATAAAATGAGTCGCAGTAAGTTTGCGAATTATAAGTACTGCTCATTACACACTATGAAAGATAAGGAAGAGGGTTAATTATGAAAAAATGTACAAATCCAACGTGTGATAAAAATGTATGTGAATTAAAGAATAAAGATCATTACAAATGTGGTTGTGCGCTTACGCATAGAAAAACTGGAGTTTGCTTATATTGTGAGGAAGAGTAAAGGAGAGATAACGTGACTGATCCTAAATGGTTAGAAAAGAAAGACCTAGAAAGAAGTATAAGAACAAAAGAAAAGCACAGCACAGAGGAATACGCTAAGTGGGATATAAGTAAGTATAAGCACGCCAATGTAACTACACATAAGGAGGTAGTGAAGTGAAAGGTATAAAAGAATGTATTAACTGGATGATTGATAACGAAGGCAAAAGTATAATGAACGGTGCCGAAGAACAAACGAGATATCATAATTGGAAGTTTGAATTTAAAACTAAAGTTGGTAAATGGGTAGAATTATACAATTTTCATATATTTGCAGCTATTAATTGGGAGCCAGCAAGAGAACTTGTAGATGTAAAAGAAGCTATGAAAGCTCACTACATTGATAAAGCTAAAATAAAGTGCGTGGTATGGGAAAGTATATTTATATACAATGGGAAAAAGGATGGTTGCTTAGTAGATCAAAACGGTGGGACTGTAACATCTAAAGAACTAGTTAATGGTACTTGGTATATATTAGACTAAAGGAGTGTATAGGTAATGAATGAAGCGGAAGTCGGAAGATGTGAATGTTGCGGAGCTGAGAGTGTGGTATTAACAAGAAAATACTTTTATTATGAAGTAGAATGTGAGTGCTGCAGTGGGGATACTCATTTTCATATTGCAAGACACTGTAATGATTGTAAACCTAAAGAACCTAACAATATAAGAGTTGTTTTGTCTACAGATAAATACAATATGGTATAAATAATAAAGGATGGTGGAATGAATGAGTAAGAACACAAGTAGTTCAAGCAGTGGTATAGGATTTACAGGATTATTAACTGTGGTATTTATAACGCTTAAACTTTTAGGCAAGATAGACTGGTCCTGGTGGTGGGTGCTGGCTCCTGTGTGGGGAAGTGTTGCGTTAATAATAACTATACTTGTAGGAAGCATCGTAGTTTTAAGTATTGTTGAGAAACTAAGTGATCGCAAGTACAAGAAAATGAGAAAAGATCTAAGTAAAAGGCTTGAAAGGAAATAAATAATAATTAGTGGAGGGATATAACAATGAGATTTGAAACTAAAAATCAAAGATGGTGAGCAACAGTACAATGAAATAAATAAAAGAAGCTACAGGGATGAAGAACAGGTAATGCGTGGATATATAGAACGTGAAGGATATGATTGCCACGCCAATACGTTAAAGGAACTGGTAGAAATTAAAAAGAATGCAAATGAAATAATTGAAAGACTTTTAAGTTAGACACTACTTTGCAATAGAAGCTATAACAGTGTATAATATAGGTAACAGTACCCACCACGCCCAATGAGTAATAGAACGCACGCCACAGAGCGAATAAGATCGTTCGGGCGGACCAAGGTGGGTTGATTATCTATTAACAAACGGGATGAAGCTTTTAATTGTGAAGCGAACAGTTAAGTCGCCTTACGCGCACAGGATAACTAAGGTTCAAGCCCTTAGCATTCCGCCAATATTATCTATTAAAGAAGGTGTAACAATGAAACCTTTAACTGACAAACAGGAGGGTTTTGTACAAGACCTAATAAAAGGTTGTAAGCAAAATCAAGCATATAAGAACAACTACAACGCCGAAAACATGACTGAAAAGACAATTGTTGAAAAGGCGTCTAAATTACTTGCAAAGGACAACGTCAGGGCAAGGTATGACGAGTTGCATGACAAGGTGATACAGAAAGCAGAAGCAGAGGGTTTATTATCGGCTACAGAGGTACTTAAGAAGCTTAATGAACTAATACTAAGGAACGAAGGAAAAGACGATAAAACCGCTTTAAATGGCATTATAGCATATGGTAAACATCATAAATTATTCACTGATAAGGTAGAACATAGCGGAAACGTAGACATAACACACAAATCTAAGCTAATAAGTAAATACTTAAAGGGTGATTAACATTAATCTAAGCGAAATAGAAAAACAATATCTTGATTTAGTTAAAAACAACCCTATTGCATTCGGATTAGAAAACGGATTTACTGATCTTAGAGAGCTACATAATGAATGGATACAAATGTTTATGTTTGCTGAAGAAGATACAACACTACAGGGCCATCGTGGTTCTTATAAAACTACTTGTTTATCCATAGCGATAGCATTACTTATAATAATAAAACCACATCTTTCAATTATGTTTATGCGTAAATCTGATGATGATGTTAAAGAGATAGTTCTTCAGGTAGGCAAATTGTTAAAAACAGAATGCTATCAAGAGCTATCTTTTGCTTTATACGGAACAGGATGTAAGCTATTAAAAGAGTCAGCTTATGAGATAGACACGAACCTAAAGCAAAATACAAAAGGCGGATCACAATTACTTGGTACAGGTTCTAAATCATCGCTAACTGGTAAGCATGCAGACTTGATATTTACAGATGATATTATTAATGTTGATGATAGAATATCAAAGGCACATAGAGAACGTACAAGAATGGTATACCAGGAGCTACAAAACATTCGTAATCGTGGCGGTAGAATAGTAAACACTGGTACGCCATGGCACAAAGATGATGCATTCACATTAATGCCTAATATATCTACATATGACTGCTACAGTACAGGCCTTATGGATGATAATAAGATACAAGAAATAAAGGACTCGATGTCTGCCTCTCTTTTTGCTGCTAACTACGAATTAAAACATATAGCTGATAAAGACGCAATGTTTACAAATTCAAAAGTAGACGATGGAACCAATACAGAAAAAATACATGGTGGAAAATGTCACGTTGATGCTAGTTATGGCGGTGAAGATGGTACAGCGTTTACAATAGCAAATGAGCACGCTGACGGGTTTATATATGTATACGGTGAACTTAAACAGATGCACATTGACGATTGCTTAGATGGATTTGAGGAAAAAAGAAAGTTTTACAGGGCTGGCACTTTTTACAGTGAAACCAATGCAGATAAAGGCTATCTAAATAAGAAGATACAATCGCCTAAGAAGCCATACCATGAGAAAATGAACAAATATATAAAAATCTCAACATACCTTAAAAGCAATTGGCATAGAATAATTTTTATTAAAGGCACTGATAGAGATTATATTAATCAAATATTAGATTACACAGAAAATGCAACGCATGACGATTCGCCTGATAGTTTGGCGAGTTTAATACGAGAGGCTATCGACAAAAGAGGCGGCGTAGGATTCCTAAAATAAGAGGTGAAAAAATGTATAACATTATGGGGAAAAACTTTGATCTAGGCGGTGAGGTTACTACAGAGGATATCTTAAAGGATATTATCGAAGCTGACCAACAAAGTCAAAAGAAAATCGAAATGGTACAAGGGGTTAATTACTATAATTCTGTAAATGATATATTGCAGAGAGATTTTAGAGAGTATTACATCAATGGTATTAAATACATTGATTACAACAAATCGAACGATCGTATAGTTAACAATCTACATAAGAAGTTAGTAGATCAAAAGGTTGGTTATATTGCTGGTAAACCTATTGTATTTAGTGCAGATGATAAGAAGCTAACTGAAGCGGTTAACAATCTATTAGGTGACAAATGGAACGATATAGCCAACGATTGGATTAAGGGCGCAGCTAACAAGGGCGAGGAATCAATACAACCGTTTGTAGATGAAGACGGTGAGTTCGATTACTGCATAATCCCTAATGAACAAGTAATATACATAACAGATACGTCATATCAAAAGAAAGTAGTACAGGGTATACGATATTATTCAATGGAATGGGTAGTGGATGGAGAAGTAAAGAAGTCTAACCGCGTGGAATTGTGGGACGATGAAAAAGTTACTCGCTATCAGGAAGTGGAAGACGGTTTCGGATCATCTTATTACGACTTTATACAACCGGGCACGTTGGGAGTACAGGTAAACCCTCAATATCATTGGTACACGTACAACACTAATTTTACAGACAAATCACAATTGAACAGTTTTAATGACGTAGAACAAACGGGCGTACAAGGTAATAGCTGGGGCAGAGTTCCTATTATATCGCTATTAAACAACACAGAGGAACGATCCGATCTAATGCCTATAAAAAAGTACATTGACGCATTAGACATTGTATCGAGTGGGTTTGTAAACGACCTTAAAGATATACAACTAGCTATATGGGTGTTGAGAGGTTATGAAGCAGAGTCAGAGGACGGTGGACTTGGTGAGTTCATGCAAAACCTAATGACATTTAAAGCTATAACGCTATCTAACGATGATTCAAGTAGTGCTGAACCTAAGACCATGGATATACCAAAAGAAGCGCGTGTGGCTCTCATGGGGTGGTTAGAACAGAAAATATATGAAGTTGGTCAAGGTGTTAACTTAAGTAAAATTAGCGGCGGGTCATTAACAAACGTATTTATAGAAGCTATGTTTAGCGATCTCAATATCAAATCAGAGCAATTAATAATAAAAATGAAAAAGGCTCTTAGCGAGTTCATGTATTTTGTAGTTGAGTTCATTAATGATCGTGACGGAACTAATTACAATTACAAAGATATAACATTTACAT